TCCTTTTACCGATTCACTAAACGTTAATGTATAATTTTCTAATGCCATATGTTATTATTTTTGTTCACACTCATCATTACGAGCATGCTACTATACTGCTAACTACTCCGTTTGTAACTGTAATTACTTGACTATTATCCATGTAATAATTTCCATCTAAAACTCTAGATACACCATTAACATCACTAAATACAGGATTGTTAAGTTCAGGGTAGCTGTTTACTTGATATCTAAATCTACCAAAATAATAAGTTGCATTTGCTGTAGTACATCCTGTACCTGATGCAATTGATTTACCCTGGAAACTAGGTAAATTTGCAGGACAAGACACCTCTAAATTAAATTGAGTAGTAGGACAAGTACCTAGAACTTCTATTTTTACGTTACTAGGTGTAGCACTTATTTTAGGTATAATTAAAAGATTATATTGGACTGCACCTCCTAAAACATCATCCCCTGTATTTGTAGTAATAGTTTGAGGACTAGGGCTTCCAGGAATCCATGACGCAGGATTTTGGTTTAAACCATTGTAATAATTAAGGGTATGCGTTTGCGGAGCGGCTGCACATGGGCCTGCTGCTGCTGGTAAACCCAACACAGTAAATGCATTTGCTACACCACTTGTACTTTGTTTATTTCCATCTAATGGAGCTGATAATCTATTGTAATATACACCATCATAAAGAACTCTTATTCCATCAGGAATTTCTTGAGGCTCAAAATAAATACTTATAGCTCCTGTTGTGCTACCTGCAGAAAAATTTAATTCATATAATCCAGCACCGCTCTGTGGTATTACAATTCCTGAACCACAAGCTATGGGGCTTGAAGGATCATCACAAGATTCACAAACAACTAAAGGGCCTAATAAGCCGTTTAGTTGGTATCGGTATTCACTATTGTATTGATAATATCCATCTGGAGATATAATAGTTAAATCAGCATCATCATATACAGCTGTAGCCGTAACAAATGTAGATGCGTTTATAAATTTATTTACTGTACTTGGCATAATTTATTTTATTTAAGAGCATTCACAACATGCCTCTGTTGGGCTTGTTGCATCGTAACAAAATTGTAATGGTGTAGATTCTCTAAAGTCCCAAACCAAATACATATAATCCATATGTGAACTGTATGTAAAACTAGCTGAATACTCAGGGAAACTTCCTGTTATTGGTGTTGCTGTATTCAACAAAGGCATTAATGTGCTTAAATCTGATTCATTATAATTCGTATTACTAGTTAAATACTTAAATTCATCTTTATTCACGTCAAACTCAAAAGTTTGACCTGCATTTTGTCTATTTTTCATTGTAACAACTGAACCTAAAGCAGGTAAAGTCCCAAAAGAAGAATCTCCACTTTGTTCTGAAAATAATGACACCCCATCTGATTCTAAAACAACTGAGTTAGTGCTATAAGGACTTGAATCAGTTCCTAAAGACCATCTATATCTACATGTTGTAGTTAAGTTAACATCTCCTTCATTATTTATAACAATCTCTTTAACCGTTAATTCCTGTGACACAGGACAATTAAAGTCAATTTCTAATGTAACAGGATTTGCTACTTGAACAGGAGTTATAGTTACTGTTGCTTGAGTTGGATTATTTGCAGTTTTGTTAAAAGAAACATTACCAGTTCCAGTAACGTTTTGGTTAACAACACTTAAACCATTCCATTCAATAGAAATGTTTAATAGATTATTAACTTCATAAGCAAATAAAACAGTTCCTATTAATGTACCTAAGTCAACCACAATAGTATAAGGTTCTATTAATTCAGACATAATTAAAGTGTATCCACAATCTCTTTCATTTGGTGGTTGAGGTATTTCTCTTGAATTAGAAGATAAAACAAATTCATTCATATAAGGATCAAATCCACCTAACTTTTGCGTTTCAAAAGCATCTACAAATAAATCTCTAAACCAAGACCTCATACCTACTTCAGAAATAACTCCTAATGAACCTCCTGTATCTCCTCTTTGCCCACTTCCTTTTAATTGAATAACAGAACTTCTTTTTGCATCAGTAAAAAATACATCAGTTCCATATGTAGAAAAACTTTCAGGGTTATTACTAATACCAAATTCCTCTACTCTAGCTAATTGAGTTCCTAAAACTTCAGGTACTGAAGTAATAGCTCCTCCTGCTGCAGCATCTGATAATAAATTCTTTTCTACAAGTAAAGATGATATTTTATCTTCTTGCAAAACCAAAATATCTGTTTGCCTAGCATGCATAACCCTAATAGGGCCATAAGATGTTTCGAGTGTTTTAAAATTAGCTAATGCTAAATTAAATTGATTTAATTTATTTAAACCTGTTTCTTGATTAAAGACTCCACTATAAGTTACATCTCCAAATCTATTAGCCTCTTTATATTGTTCTTCAGATACAGCCGTTACTTTGTCACCTAAACTTAATGTTGGTTTTATTAAAGCGTCTAAAACAGTATTGCTTTCAACTCCATTTCCGAAGGCAAAACAATTAAAAAATGTTAAATCTACAATAGCAGGCTGTGAAATAGTTTGGTTTTGGTCAGCATCTAATGTTCCTGATAAATGAAATCCATTTGAAATATCAAATGTTTGTTCATTTTCATAATACAACTCATTATCTGAATCTAAAGGCTCTGTTTCAAATACCATCAATGATGTAGCTCTTTGAATTTCAAGGTCAATATTTCCGTAAGAATTTCTTTTGTCAGGAGAACTACAGTTAGGTGTACCATTTCGCATACCCATTAACTGTCTACCATCAGGATATGATGTAAAATATATTGTATTTGTACCTGCTACCGCTGAAGGAAAGCTTCCATTTGTATATAATGTTTCGTCAAAAATAGTTGTATTTATAGTATCATCAGTACCTGTTGTTACGCCATTTGTTAAATCTATATTGTCTCCTAAAACAAAGTCATATAAACTATTGTAATCATCTCCTGATGTAAACCTTTTATCATACTGATAGCTACGACCACCACACTTACTTCCTCTACTTCTTCTATTTGCACGAATTTGAATTCTAACAATACTTCCTGCAGGTATAGTAAACGGAATAAATACATCAGTAGGGCCTGTAGTATCTGGATTGTCAATATAAGTTTCTACCTGTACAGCACAGTAACCTCCTTTACAACCATTACTTTCTTCAATAAATGCATTTTCAGGATAACTTGCTGAAAAACCATTAGGTTTTAATTGCATATATGCACCTGCTAATTGTCCACAAGGAGGGCTACCTGCTATAAGATTCCCATCTGCATCTTTATCGCAAAGAAAATCATCTGATTCTACTCCAAATCCTAATACTTTTGTTTTGGCACAATTTGTAACTGCACCATTACTATCTGATTTTACATAAAGTATTTCATTATCTTTTACTTTATCTCTATTGTCTCCTTCAAGTTTAAAATAAACAATACCTGTCTCTTCTTCTTGAAAAAAGATATTAGAATAAATAGTTCTGTAAAGTCCTTTAGACTCTTTTATAACAAATTTATATTTAGTAGCCCAATAGGGAGGATAGCTATTTAATTCAACCCTAATGTTATTTTTTGTTACTGAATTGCTACAAGGAATATATACTGTATTATCAGTATCAACTAACGCAGTAGTGCTACGCCCATATTCATCCATATAAACAATTCCTATTTCATAATCTCTATTACTATGTAATGATTGTCTTGAACCATCTTTTGAATATAATCCAGTTGCATCAATAGCTCCTAAATACTCATAGGCAAATATCCCCATTGGAGTTGCAGGATTTTGCGTTTGGTCATATTTTTCAAATTTTATAGCTGGTAATGTAAAAGAAATATTATTACTTCCTTGTGATGCTTCAATTAATATACCTTGAGGTGTTCCAGTTAAACCAAAACCTACTTGTTCCCATTCAGATTTAGCGGATACCCCACAGTTAAAAATATCTGTTTGACTTGTTCCAGAAGTACAATTAGTCAGACATCCTGAAACAATTGTTGAAAAACAACTTGAATTAGCAATAGAAACAAAATCACTTACAGCAGCCACAAATTCTGTGCTAGTAGCTAAAGCATAAACACTTGAGTAATTTTGTTGTAAATTAAACAAAAAAGTTCTGTCAAAACTATTTTCAGGCTGTGTACCATCATCATAAGAAGCATCTCCACTATATGAAACGCTTTCATATTCAAAAACAACTCCTATTTGTGCGCCTTGAATTAAATCTAATCCACCAAAATCAATTGTTATTTTTGCAGTAGAAACAGGATTAGTTCCTCCTTGTATTGTATAATCAAAATTACCAATTAAACCTTGTATTTCTTTTGCGGAAAGATTTTCTCCTACTAATGATAGGTTATAATCTAAGTAAATATCTTTACCTGATGAACTCTTAATATCATATCCATCAACATAATTACCATACATCAACCTATTACCCATTATTGTTTGAGCTTGTGCTTTTTTAGGAACATTATCAAATAACCTTAATAACTGAGCTTCAGGAAGTGTTGTAAATATTTTCTTGTTTGTAAAAGATAATGTTTGTTCAACGTTATCTAACCAACCTTCGTTTAATTTGTTAAATCGTTCTATTACATTTACTGTTTGACTTGTACTAAATTTAAACACAACATCTAAATCTTTTACATTTCTACCACCTGTATTAAAAGTTACATCTGTTGTATTAAACACATTTAACATCCCATCATTATCATAGGTTTGATAATTTATTTTAAATGGGCCAGGAGTAAAAGCTACTTGACTAAAAGGCGATAAAGCTGAATATTCACCATCTTCATATTGCCATCTATATGCAAAACTTAATAAAAGTTCCTCCATATAGTTTTCCCCTCCACCTAATTGATAGCTATTTAAGGAAGGTGCGTTTAATGGAGGTGCTACAATAACACCAATATCTTGTTCTGTTATTTGATCAACTGTAGTAAATGAATTTGGTTGTAAGTAATTTCTTTTTATATTTATTTTTCTAGGAGGATTTAAGTTATCCGTAAAAAACAAAAGGTCTCCAATTAAATTTATACCATTTACTAAAAATTTTTCATCAAAATTTAATAAAGAAGTAGATATAACATGATAAAACAAAACAAATGTCCTAGTATTATATGATACTATCAAATCTACTTTACCTGTTGATGAATTAGTATTTGCCTTGTCAGTAACAAACCAGTATATAGTTTCATTAGCACCATCTTCAAAAGCACCAATACATCTAGCAGAAGAACTTAAACTTGAGTTTTTAAACTCTAATTCTACAATAAGTTCGTTTCCTTTTGAATTTTCAACTGCACCTATTTCAGTTCCTTCTGTAGAACCTAATCGTATATTTAACGCATCTACATATTGGCCTTGAGGAAGCAATCGTTCATCAATGCTTTTATTCATTTTACCTGCGACAAAGTTCTTTTGAATTTTAGCCATATTATTTTATCCACTTATTTTGTCCCCTTAGATTCATCAATAATCTTCCTGGATGTATATTGCTCAATCTTAATTTTGAATTCCTTAGAAGAGCTGATTTCTCTTTTCTAGCTCTATTTATGATGTACTCTTGTATACCAAATTTACTTTGAAGTATTACAAACTTTATATATGAATAAATAAACTCTTCAAACAACTTATTAACGCTTATCTCTGAGTCTACTCCACCTTCCATACCATCTGATACATACTCAAGAACTACCAACTCATCTGCCATATCTGAACTAAAGTTAATAACACCACCTTTTTTATTTATTTTAAAAGTTGGATTTGCATTTGCTGTTTCTGTATTTAAACCATACCTAGCACCAACAGGATATTCAAAATACCATAAGCCATTATAAAAATACCCTTCTTGTCCGTTATATTGACTTTGTTGATTTAAGTATATACTTTTCTTACCTTTTGAAATTCTATCTAAATCTAATGTTGAAGTAGATGGTTTTAATATATTTCCATCGTGATCAAATAATATTCTACAATTATTATCTTGTAAATAAGCATCGCTCCAATTTGTTTGAATATTCTCAGTAAGAGGCATTAGTGTACCATTCTTGTACAAAGAAATCCTAACCCAATTAACATAATCTTGTGGTAAAACATATCTTAATGTATCACAAACCTGTAGTTCAAGAATTTTAATTTCTTTAAGAGAATCATAATTTAATTCCTGAATAGCTCTTTTAGCATGAAATATTATATTATACCTCTCAACGTTGTTTATTAGTTTATCATTTCCAACATACATTAACATAAAGTTATTTACAATGTCATTTAATGTTATATATTGATATGAACCCCAATTTGCGTCTTCTGCATTTGGGTTTCCATTGTTTTCGTAATATTGATAATCTGTTAAATATGCCATAATCTATCCTTCTTGTTGAGTTGCTTCGTTTTCTTCTGCTTTTCCAAATTGAACCAATGCTCCTTCTCTTATAGACATACCTGCATACTGTAATATTTTATTTACAATATTAGGCTCATCTGACAGCGGTAATTCAAAATCTTGATAATCTGCTGCTGTTTCATCAAAACTAGGGTCTCCACCAGTAATAATATTTAAATAAGTCCAATTAGGATCTTTAGGATATCTAATATACTGAGAAACAAGTGTTCCTGCTGTAGTTATTGTATCTGGATAAACTGTAATAGTATTTCCTAAATCAACATTATTTGCACCACCTAAAACATATGCAGGAAATGTAAGACCTGGGCTTGTTAATGGAGATGAATTTAGGTAAAATATTTTATTTTGAGACACTCTCTCAACTTCTGTAATTCCCTTTGTATTCAAAATACTGTAACTAGTATTTAAAAATGCGCCACTAAAGAAATTATTACTTGATATTGTCAATTGGGTCTCACTATCTACACTTACTACAAAAGCGCTTCCTCCAGAAAAAACACCACCACCTGTAGTATTAGTTATTAACTGACCTGATTTTACCTGACCTCCTGTTACAAAATTTGCGGCTGAATCAATTAATTGTGTTCCTTGTGAATTAAAAGTTATTGTACCTGTTGCTGTAACATTTGGATAATAATTAACTTTATTAATTAAATAGTAATCTTCAGGTAAATCAAATAAATTTATACCTGTGTTTATTAATCCTTTTGTAGATGAAAAACTATCTATTACTTCAACTATTCCTTTTACTAAATCAGCATAACCTTCGCCTGAAACTCTAGCGTTTTGTTTTACAATTTGGGAATTATATTGGTAAAAATAATCTTCAAAAATATCCAATTGCGCTTGCTTTGCATATAGGTTAAAATCATTGGGTGTTATATACCCAAAATTATTTTTATTTGCAATAGAAAGAACCGTTGCTCTTACTGTATTTATTAAACTCATACTATTTAATCTTTTGACAAAGATACAAAAAAAGGAGCTTCATTTTTTGTGAAGCCCCTTTTAGGAATAAGCTGATTTTTTTTATTGGTTATAGCTTGTCTTCCAATATTCTTAATACCTCTATGCCTTCATCACTTTGAAGAAATGATGCTAATATAAATAAAGGGTCTTCACCATAAGGAACTGTAAGTAGTTTCTTTTTATTTCCTTTTAAATTATAGTAAACGTCTTTATTGTTTTTTAATATCAATAAACTTTCTGCAAAAAATTTAGCACATTTATTCTGAAGACTTAATAAAGGGTCATTAATAGACTCTAAGAAATCTTGTGGATATCTTTGAGCAAACATTCTAACATCACGTTTTAGTTCAGCTGATGTCATTTTTTCTACTCTTACACCTATTACAACTCTAGCTATTGTTTCTAACATCTCAATATCTAACTCTTTTGCTGCCATCATAGCCTCTAAAGTTAAATCCATAGTGTCAACATCAATAGCTGCGTCTCTCTCTTTGTCAACTTCAACAAATATATTTCCATTACCTGGATGATAAGCTAAAAATTCTTGTAGTATTTGGTTTTGTTTTGGGACTTGTAAAAATCCATCTTCAAAAATAATAGGTTCTAATATAACATTACCATCTTGCTCTTCTTCAAAAATACTTTTTTGATTTTTAGCATAACGCATAGATCTGTTTTGTCCAGTCTCTTCGTCAAAATATAATAATGCATTTCTTTTTGTATTCCTTGATGGAATTGTGTAGCTCAATGGAGCTTTGTCTCTGGTAAGCTTGTAACTTTTGTTTACAAAAGCTTCTTTCTTTTTTTTCATTTGATTTAAATTAAAGTTTAATAAAAAAGGGGGAATGGGTTACATCCCCCCTAATATTTAAATAACTACTCTATCTATTTAAAGATAAAGAAGTTGTTAGCACCTAAAGTACATAAAGCTCTTTCAGATAAGAAGTTTACTTCCATAGCATCTAAGCTAGAAGTAGCTGCTCCACCTGCTGAACCTGTAATCCAAGTCTTATAACGTCTGTCTTCAGTTTCTGAAGCTCTGTAACGTACATGTAAGAATGGTCTTTTAGCGTTTTTACCTAACACTTGGTCATATACTGTAGTAGAACCTGCAGGTACAAGTACCCCATTAATAGCTCCACCTACTAAACCTCCACGCATTGTAGGGTCGTTAAGATATTTCCAGTCTGTTTTGTAAAAGTCATAACCTCTACGGAATCCTGAGAAACCTAAGTTAAGAGCCATTTCTTCATCATTGTCAAAAAGACCATATGATGTACCACCTGCTCCATAAGAGTTTTGTGATGCTAACATATCATCAATATCAAATCCAAACTCTCTGTTCAAGAAAATAACATTTTCTTCAATAGAACCTTGTTTGTCTAATCGTTGAATAATAGCATCAAAATCTGCAAGAGCCGTTGGGTTACCACCGCTCCATACATTTCCTCTTTCTTCAACTACATAGAAAAGTCCTTCTGAACCTTTGTTACCTACACCACTCGCTACACCTTCAACAATTGCTGCTGCTCCTGAAGCTGCTTCAGCTGGTACTGCTTCAACCATAGCTGTTTCTAAATAGTCTTCAAAACGAAGTCTAGTTTCATGCTCTGATTTCATATACCATAAGAAACCTGTTGCTCCATTTTCAGTTGTAACTTCAATCCATCCGATTTGCGCCATATCAGAACCACTTACTGCGTAACGGTCTTTAATGATAATTGGAGAATTAGAGAAAATCTGATCATCAGCTTCTAATTGACCTTGCATTCCAACAGATCCTTTTTGAAATTCTGAACCATAAATAAATAAAGAACATACTATTCCTGCTGCAACTCCCTGACCTGCTGCTTCATAGTAAGCTACATCAATTGTTCCAGCTCCTGTATTAACTGCTGTTACAATAGCTTTGTTGCTAAGAATTGAACCTGCTGTGCTGTCAGATAACATAATTGTTTGTCCAACACGAATAGCGATAGAACCAGAACCTGGTACTAATACATCTCCAACTGTTAAAGTAGCTGTCAACTGTCCTGCTGCTGCTGCAGAAGTTACGTTTGTGTACTTCGTGTGTAATCTTCCTTGTTCTGCCCATTTAATAAGGTCAGAATTAGAAGGCATCTCAGCGCCAACCATTCTTAAGAATGATGCTACTGTTCTGTTTCCATAACGTTCAAATTCTTTTTCATAAGTATCTGGAAGATACTGATTTAAGAAATCAAAGTTAGTAATATAATTTGTCTGTAATAAGACTTGTTCTGAACTTGGCTGCAAGTCAAAACCTGGTACTGCATCTACTGCCATAATTTTTGTTTTAAATTTTTAAACTTATTTTTTACTTCTAATTTTTAATCCTCTACCGCTTGTATCTGAAATTTGTCTAGCTTTAAAGCCACCTTCTCCAATCACTTGGGGAGTTTTTCTTACCGACATGTTGACGTTTTTGCTTTTTTTACTAACATCACCTATCGCATCAGACTTCCCTTGCTCATAAAAATAATTGGCAAAACGCTGAGGATCCATTGCAGCAGCTAATGCCGAATGCCACCCTTTAGCATCTTTGATTAAACCATTATCATCAACATATTTGCCGATAAAATTATTTAAATCACTTTGTTTAGACTTCATTTCATTTGAATCACCATAAGAATATTTTACATTTTTATTTCCTACATTGAACTCAAAACCTTTAAATTCGGAATTAAAAACTTCATTAGTTTGTTTTTGAAAAAACTCACTTTTTCTTTGGGCAACCTCTTGAGCTGACTTTGAATTTTCTATATAACTCTTGTAAGCTTGCAAATCTTTTTGTTGTTCTTCAGAAATAGAACCCCCACTTGACTCAAGAGGAACTCTGTATTTTTCTTTTAACTCATTAAGATATGTTTTCGCTTTTGAAAGTTCTCTTTTTTTAGCAATATTCTTTTTCTTTATATCTTTTTCATCATCTAAGTCTTCATCATATGAAAACTTTTCATCTATTAAATAATAAATATCTTCACTATCTAAATCTGATTCAGTTAAAGAATAGTACTCTTGTAATACCTGGTCATCATTTAAGTCATCGTAATTTTTATTTACTTTTACGAAATCTTCAAATCCACGCCCTGTATTTTTTTTATAATCTAAATACTTAGAAACATCTTCAGGTAAATCTTTTGTTTGCTCTCTTTCAACAAACAAATCATCTACAGAAGATATGTCTTTATTATATCTGGTTTTAATATATGAAAGAACATCTTCGTCTTTTAAGCCGATATTTTCATTTATCGGTTCTTCATCTACTTTATTTACACTTGTATCTTCAACAGAAGTAGTTTCTACCTGTGTTAATTCTTCATTATGTTTTTCAAGTAGTTTTGCTTCTACTTCCTGAACAGATTTTTCTGTTACAGGGTTTACTTCTTTTACTTTAAATTCCATTTGATTTTATTTTTACAAAGTTAACTTTAATTTAATTTAATTTTTTTAGGCTTAAGCATATAAAGTTATAGTGCAATATCCACCATTATTTCCTAGTAATAAATCATCACTTAACACACCATCAAAACCTGGTGTTTCAAAAGTCCAATCTCTATAACTAAGACCACCACTACTACCCTGTTGTTTCCCTGTTACTCTACATATAGAGTCTCCAAACATTATAGAAAGATTATTTACTACTGTATTGCTATTTGTGTATTGTACTTGAGCTTTATATTGCCCAACACCTAACCTGGTAAATTGAACGGATCTTGTTCCTCCTTCTAATTTACTAGTAGTTAAAGTTGTAACAGCTCTTGCTTGTGGAACTGGATTACCTGTGCCTGCTTGATATAACTGAGCGCTCCATACTAAAGGATAAACACTTGGTGTAGGAATGTTTAAAACTCCTGCCACTAATGTGGCTTCATCACCGCTATCACCTGTTGTTGTTAAGCTTGTAACTGTATCAGCATATTCAGGAACATTTAAAACTCCCCCTACTAATGTTGAAGCACCTGAATCTCCAGTCGTGGTTAAACTTGTAACTATACCTCCTCCACCGCCTGCATTAGCAGTATCTGAAATGTCTTGCATTGTAAACGACTTTCTATCTGCGTTTGCTTGAGCTGACCCTTTATTTGTAGTATCTACGTTTTCTGAAACTGTGTGAAACTTTTGTCCTGCTGGTATTATTGCCATTTTTTTATTTTTATTAGTTAGTGTATGTATTTTTATTTTTTATATATCATCTAGGTTCAAATTCAGCAAGATCAAAACCATCAAGACTATCTTCGTTAGATTCAAAACTTACTGATGGTAGATTATTTTTTCTTTGTTCTATTAATTTAGATTGCTCTGTATTAGCTTGAGATATTCGTTTAGATTTAGCACCTTCTCTTTCATCTTCTCTTTTCTGTAGTCCTTCTTGTTGCATTTTAGCCACTTCAACATCTACTCCTTTTAATTTCATTTGTAATGAAAACTCAAGATTCATAAGTTCAGCTTTTATCGCAGCCTCACCTTGCATTTTTTTAACAGAAAAACTCATCTTAGCTTCTTCTAATTGAATCAAAGCTTGTTGTTCCATTTGGAATTGCTGCATCTTAGCTTGTGCTGCCATTTGTTGTGACTGCTGGTTTATCTGAGCTTGCTGTTGAGCAGCAGCGGCTTTTTCTTCTTGCTCTCTATCTTGTTTAGCTATTCTTTTTAGTTTTAGTATTTGATTAGCTAACTTTAAATTTCTTATTTCCCTAATATCTATTGCATCTTCTAAATTTATAGAATCTCTTTGTAAGGCCATTTGAATGTTTTGTTCTAACATTTTTCTTTCCTCTTCATCTGGCTCAATTTCTATAAATATTCCAAAGTCACTTAAATACAACTTGCTTATTTCTTCTAAAATACCTACATTAAACTTTCCTATTTGATTTACAAACTCCTCTTTAAAATCAGAATATTCTAAAACATCAGCAATTCTACTTGATAAAGCAGTACAAAGCCTTTGACTTAATTGAAGACCTGCATCTAATATATGTCTTGTTGCTGTATTACTACTTAATGCGGCTAACTTTTGTAATCCAACTAACGAGTAAGAATCAGGAGTTGATCCATCTCTGGCTTCATTTAATCCTGTTACATCCCTTAACATTTGCATGTAATGATTATATGTTCCAACTAAACTTTGAATTTTTCCTTGACCTGAATTACTATTTAATTGTTGAATAGGAACTTTTGCTTGATTATAATCTCCATCTTGAGTATAGCTTCTACCAATAACACTACCTGTTTGAAAAAACATTCTAAGCGCATCCTCTGGATTATAAGCTTGTCCAGTTCCTAAATCTACTTCATTTAATCCATCAGCATCAATAAATACTCCATCAGGAACAATTCTAGATATAACTTGTTGTAGTTTTAAATGAGTAATCTGAATTAAATCAGCAAACGTAATCATACGTCTTGTTAATGATTCAAAAACACCTTTATACATTCTAGGTGCGCATGCTATATATTCCGGATAAACTTCCTGAGATGCAGATTGTGGTCTAGCCATGTTTTCAGCCATCTGCCATTTTAAAAGTATATTAGTACCCATTACCATTACACCCTCATACCATACGTCTATAGTTTTAGAAACTTTTGTAAATTTACCTTCTTCCTGCATTTCTTCTGTAGGATTAAAAGTATCTTCTTTTTCTATTACTCTTTCTGCTCCAACTGAGTTTACTTTTTTCTTATAAGTAAACGTGTGTGTTGTTTTGTAATTAAAAAACAATACGGTAGCACTATCTTTACTAAATAAACTATTATTGTAATATTGAGCTGTATTATTATAATCGTACCAACTTTGACTATATTTAGATATCTCATCCATATCCTGTCTTGTTAGACTAGGATCTATTTTTTTTAATTCTGTAATTGGAAGTGTTTTAATTTCACCCCAATAAAAACAATCTTGAAAATGAGGGTCTTCAGTATAGCTATAAACCACATTAGCAGGATCAACATATTCTATTGATATCCCAGAACCTGGTTTAAATGTATTTTTACATATCGAAACACCTAATACAGTTTGGTCGTAATATAATTGTTTTTGTATTTCATAATATCTATTTTCAGCTAAAACAGTATTTATTGCTTCTTCTTCAGCTATCTCAATAGAAGGCTTGTATTTAAGTTGCATATGCAATGCTAACTCCTCTGAAGTATTAGGTACATCTTTTTCAGAAGTTGCAAAAGTATTTATACCTAGAGATTCTTGAACCTGTTTCATAACAGGTTTTGCTAACATGTCTTTTTCTAAAGAAACTTGATATTCACTTCTCTTTTCAAGTGACATTCCATCTTGAGCATAGGCATTTATTTTAAACACCCTGTCGGCCATTCCATTAACAACAATGTCTACAAATTTTGGAATAATAGGTACAGGAGTCCAATCAAGATTTAAATAACTTAAATCTCCATCAACTGCAAGTTCATTCTTATATTTTTGTACTGACTGTTCTCCACGAGCATACAGTCTTAATCTATGGAAATCTGCCCATTGATTATAGAATCTACTTTGTCCACCATCTTTCCTGAACCATTCATATTGAATAGCCTGTCCTATTTGTAGTCCAAACTCAAAAGAATCTTTTTCCTTGTCTGAAACAAATTGACTAGGAAATCCAGTTGCGTTTAACGTGATTTTTACATCCTCCATTTATTGTATAATTTGGCTATAACTTCCCTTATTGTCATATCTTGCAAAGTTAAGTTTTATTTTTGATTTCTTTTTAATGGGTTGGTAGAGATTCTTTTGTGTAGCCATTATAGCTAAACCTGAACTTATTGACGCATCAAACTTTGTTCTATTGTTAATATCAAACCTTGCCCAGTCTTCTAATGTTCTAATAAAATACATTGAACCTATTAAATCAGAGTCTCTAAAAGCACCTGACAAATCAAATCCAACATGTTTTTCAATATAAGATTCTATAGCTGCTGCGTGAGCTTGTTTTATATCTTCAGAACTGTTTGGCATACCACCTAATTCTTTTTCTGTTTTAGAAAGTTTTGTGTAAACTTTGTCAGGTCTATTCATAGAAAACCCCCTGTACCCTCTATTCTTAAAATGATATAATAAACGTGGTTTGTTGTTTTCAATAAGAATAGGCATTCCATAAAATACACACGCCATTAACACATCTTCAAAAAATATTTCCGCAGTTTGTGGTCTAGCAATGTATTCTAAAAAAAACTCATTAGTTGGCCCTTCATCCATATGGAATTTTGTCATACCATGTAATGCACCATTTGAACCTCCACCACCAACAGTACCTGATATATCATAACTGTCACAACCAAAAGCTCCCATGTGTTCATTACCAGGATATTTAATTCCGTTTTTAAAATAGTATTGATTTTGTAATTGTTTATTTGGAGTCCATGTAACATAAAATCTACCCCTATCATTTGGAGAAAAAATAACTTCTGTATCTTGTATTCCATTTTTCCAAGAAAAAGAACCTCTTGTTACAAATCTGTCTTTTATTAAAGAATCATTGTAATCTATTTGTTGATATAACTTCTGTAAATTAAATAAAGATTGTTTGCTTTCATCTCTAAAAGCATGTGATTCTGTTCTTGGAAATTGTCTGTAGTATTCGTTTAATCCATCAGGGTCAGACTTGAGTCCTTCAACTTCATTATTCCAATGATCAACAACTCCTTGGTCTATAACCTCTCCTAAAGGGCCTTCTAATTCTTTTGAAGGTTCATCAAATACAGGATGCCCATATATATCAATAAATCCTTCATAATTCCATTCCATAGGGATGAAAAGTGAATATAGTCCACTTTTAGTTTGACCATTCTTGTTTCGTTTTCCCACATCGGAATCTAAATACAATTTTTTAAAATTACCTCCTCCTTTTTCAAGAGAATTTGAGGTACTTCCCATCATACATTTTCCAATAATTCTAGAACCTAATCTAAGACAGGTTTTAGTAACCCTCCAGTTATTTAATATATTATCAGGTCTTTCCCATTTCCCACTTTCATCATGAGCAAGTATTTTTAATTTTTCCCCATCATACGAGTTGTCCCCTGTGTTTTTCCAGTCAATGGTGGTATCGAGACCTTCGAGTTCCTCAACGGCTTGATTTTGATCAAGTTTCTTTCTGGTAAGTTTGGATGCTGGGATTCTATACGCAAGCTCCGTCTTCGGCCTGTCCATTCCGTCTTGGATTGGTTTGAAGAAGAATGGATAGTTGAGGGATATAGGTACGACTTTATCGGTGAACATCTTCTTAGCATCCGACCCTGTTTTTGACAATATACCAAAACGTGAGTCGCGTGAGGTGGTTGCTGTATGCACGAGTTCTGATGAGGACATAAACGAAAAGCCTGAACGCCTGTTTTTAAGATAGCACATTCCGTATGAACGAACGTCCGCTTTGCATGCCTCCCAAAATATATAGAATAATCTATTGGACTCTCTAAAGTCTGGCTGCCCAATATCAATTTTGGTCCAGCACAAGTACATGTAATGAGAGCCAGTAATATAAGTAGGAACGTTTTTGTTATTAAACCAAAAACCTTCTTCACGCCTTTCAAACTCTTTGTCAATATAGTCATACCATTTTTCTTTAAAAGTATCAGGATATTTTTCCCAATCAAATACATTTTTAATTTTACTTAACTCTTTAGGATATTCTAATTTACCCCAATAATTACCTTCAAAATTATAAACATCTTTTTTTTGAGGTAAAGCAATTTTTAAGTTTTGTATTTCATATACTTCATCAATCGTGCCATCTTTAGAAATAACAACTATATCAAACTCCTTGTTATATCCATACTTCCATTTCTTAGATTTATTGTAAGACTTTAATACCTTTTGAGGTATAACATTTTCAAGTATTTTATATAAAGTTTGTTTATACATTATTTTGACCTTCCTTCAGCAAACCCTTTAAACGATGAAGCTTTATTATCTATATTATTAGTATCAAGCATATTGTTTTCTTCTTCAATTTTTGTTAAAATTTCAAAAGCATCAAATATAGCTACCTTCTTAGACGCTGCTGCATTTTTTAATCTATCTGCTGCAATATCAGGAGATAACCCATCTAAGTCTTTTTTTAAAATACCTTCATTAGCAACTTTAATAAGTTCTTGTACAGCTTTTTTACCTGCTTTTATAATTTCTAATTTTAATTCAGTATTGTTCATAAAACCATTGTTATATTTTTATCAAACATTCTATATAGTTTTTCACCATCTACATTAAATTCATATTCACTATCTGGCTGAAAAGAAACTTTATCGCCTTTATTAATACCCTTACTAGTTAAGTATTTATTAGGATACTTAACTAAGCCAATTAATGGCTCTTCCTCTGCGTGAGTTTTAAGATAATGATTCCCACTCTTTTCAATAGGTTTAATCATGCAGTATTTAGAATGAGCTTTCCATTCTCCATTTTGTTTATACATAAAAAACTGATCGTTGTCTATAAAAAACAAATTATCCTTAAAGAAGCTTTTTCCGCTCTTTTCTCTACCCTGCATATCATTGTAGTACTTAAATACATTATGATGCACTAAAAGGGTGTCTCCTGGCTTTATAGGGCCTGTGTAGTTTATTGGAGTTTCAACAACTATTGCGTATCGATTAGATACAGTATGATCTTCTTTAGATGAACTTGTTATTAAATTAACATTTCCAATCTTTATAGTGTTATCATACCTTTTGTTATTGCTCGGTTTTACAATAAAATTAAAAGGTGATTTCATTCAAAATTTATATTATATTCAATTGATATTGGCATATTAGAATTAAACTCTTTCCAAAGAAATATTTCTCCTTTTTTGTTTTCAATCCAAATTTTTATAGAATTGTTTTCTTCTATATGCTTTATCAAATGTATACAATAATTTCCATTTAAAATATCTTGACCTAATATATAGTGCATAGCACTAGACTTGTAATCCGCTCCTACTGAAATTTTTCTTATATCCATTTAATTTAATTTTTATTTTAATTTTAGAAACAAATCCCTATAGATGTTACCAAACCTGTATCTGGGCCTGTTATTGGTACTTCTATGGTAAATTTACCTGAACCTGTCCCATTAGAGTTAAACTGTCTTCTTCCTCCGCCAAATAAAGGAGTAGTTCCAGCAGAATCTGAATAAACAATATCTCCTACAGCTGGAAAAGTACCACTACCATCATGGTAAAAAGTAGTGTTAGAACTTGTAAGAGTACAAGGATTTCTTGGACTAGAAGTATTACTAAGAAAAGATGTAAGAGCATTTTGCGATCCATAATCTCTAAAGTTTAGTAATTGATTCTTACTTCCTTCGTATGCTGAATTAAAATAACTAGCATTAGCATCAGAAAAACAGTCGTTTAAATCATCTGTTGTTGGGTTAACTTCTGTAACCACATCTTGTAATGTAAAAGTTGTAGTATTTGGAACACCCATTATATCCCTGCTTTTTCTAATCTTGCTTCTAATTCAGCAATTTTAGCTATTAATAAATCTATGTATTTAACTGTTTTGTATCCTTCTGCATCATCCGCAACAAACTCAGGATGAGTTTTTTCTAATTCTTGAGCTATAACACCTGTTCTATATAAGCCTTTTTCTTCTTTCATTTCAAAAGACTTCCAAGCAACATCTATTTTATTAGGCGTTAATGTCTTTACTTTTGTTTTTAATCTTTCGTCAGAAGACAATATAAAGTTAGTCGCAGTAACTGTAGAAGTAAATCTACCTGTACCTGATACGTCTAATTTATATCCTGGACTTGTATTTCCAATACCAACCCTACCTAAAGATGCTTGGTTAACACTAAGCATTTCTGAACCTCCTACAACTAAATCAATTCTACCATTTTCAGTAGTTATAAAGTTTTCATTATCTAAACCGTCAACGTCTCCTAATAAAAATGTACCGTTAACAGAATCAACAACCATCATTCTGTCTCCAGCGTTTTGTATTTTAAAGTCAGGACGATCAACTAGTACTTGGTTATTGGTTACCTCTAACCCTTCACTATTACCAGTAACAACTCTCCATTGGTCTAGTGCATGAAATTCCATGTATGTATTAGCATCTCCATTATGAGATATTCTTTGATCTATAATAACATCTTCAATAAATGATTTTTTTCCTCCAAAAGTTTGATTTGCTGCTGTAACAATACCTGATGCAGTAGCATCTGCAGGAGGTAAAGGTGTGTCTGTACCAGTAGAGGAATATAAGTTAAAACTAGATGCACCCCTAGCATAGGTTAGATTTGTACCATATGCATTTAAAGTAACAGCTCCTGATGTACCTCCACCTGTCATACCTGTTCCTGCGATTATCGATGTTATATCGCCTGTATTACTTGTATATCCTGCACCATTTGTAATGGCGTTGTTGTTTAATGAAATGTTAGCCGAACCGTTAAACGATACACCGGCTATAGTCCTTGCTGTTTGTAAAACTGTTGCACTACCTGCGTTACCTGATACTGTTGTTTGTACAATGTTAGGCGCTGTGTTTGTTATAGTCAACGTACCGCCACTTGAAGTAGAAGTAAGTTCAGATTGTATACCAGTCCCTTGTGCAATAGTTACTGTTTCTCCATTGGATACTGTGCTTGTTTCTGTGCCATTACCTTCTTTTAAAATCCAAGTAGACATTGAACCACCTGAAGATGTTACATACCCAGAGTCATTAGTCCATTGAGAAATGTTACCAGATTTATTTGTAAACGTCTGGGTGTTAGAAGCTGTTGTTGTACCTGTATTTGAGGTGTAACCTGCCCCATTTGTAATTGCATTATTATTTAATGAGATGTTAGCTGAACCATTAAAACTAACTCCCGCTATTGTTCTAGCGGTCTGTAAAACTGTTGCACTACCTGCATTTCCTGTAATAGTAGTCTGTACAACATTATTTACAACACCTAAGTTTGTTCTAGCCGCTGCTGCTGTACTTGCACCTGTTCCACCATTAGCAACTGATAGATCAGTACCTGACCAATCTGAGTTGTTAATAGCTAAGTTGCCTCCAAGTGTTAAGTTACCTGAACTTGTAACTGTACCTGTAAGAGTTAATCCATTTTGTGTACCTGTTCCACCGATGCTCGTAACACTACCTTGAGGATTGCTAAATGATGTGCTTAAAGTTCCTCCATCTTGTTGTGTTAAGGTTATAGTTGTCGTACTTGTTCCTGAATCACTTATACCTGTTACGCTGTTGTTGTAGGCGGTGTTCCAGTTAGTTGAATTATCTGCAAAAGATTCTGATGTCCATATTTCTTTCCAGGAGCCAATGACTGCATTGTTATTAAGCCTCGTCCACAATCTGTTAGTATTTACAAAAGCCAATTGATGCCCATAACCACCACCATGCGAATTCATTGTAATAACACAATTTGCGTTATTTGTAGCGCCGGTTGGTTTGTTTGCTGTTCCGCTATCAAAAGTAGTATAAGACCAAGC